GATAGCAATCCTACTGGCGGCTCACTATTAAGATACTTAGAAGAAGAAGGTGATGGTTATGCGTCTCAGGCATTGCGTAATGCTGGCATCAAAGGCATCAAATATGCTGATGCACAGACACGTTTCTCACCTAAAGGCAAAACACATAACTTTGTTGTATTCGATGACAAGTTGATAGATATAACGCGCAAGTATGGTATAGCGCCTGTAATGGCATCTGCTGTGGTAGCAGGCACTATGACACCTGAGCAAGCTATGGCTATGACAGAAAGCGAAACAAGAAAAGAAATGTCACGTAAAGAAAGACGAGACAACCCAGCTAGCGAAAACCTACAGGCATATACAAAAGGTAGGGCTGGCAGGGCAGTAGGTGAAATGGGGCTAGGTCTTTTAGAAGGCGCTGGTGAGGGCGTAGATTTCTTAAGACCAGAGAATTTAGCCTCTATGTATTTCGGTATGCCACAAATTAATACATCAGCGCAGGATGCATTGCAGCCAGTTACAGGCATGGGGTTATTGAGAGATGATGAAGGCAAAGATGCAGCTAGACTCATAGGCTCATTGCTTAGCCCAATCTAATAAAATTATTAAACAAGAGTGACAGGTCTAAATTTGTTATAATCGCATGATAACTGGAGCGCAATAATGGCAATATCTAATTACATCAACTTGCAGACTAGCATTGCAGATTTCTTAAATCGTGATGACCTGACTGATGTCATTCCAACATTCATTGATATGGCTGAGGGTCAGATTAATCGCGATGTGCGTCACTGGAAGATGGAAACAGTAGCTATGCAATCCGTAATTGATGATTTTGTTAGGCTGCCTACTGACTGGCTAGAAACTAAAAATGTCCAGTATTATCCAGATATTAATGATAGTACCAAGTTTCATCCGCTAGAGTATTTATCACAGAACGCGCTAGATGAGCGCAAAATGAACAGTGAGAATATGATTGGCGAACCGCAGTATTACACGTTTTCTGTGAATTTAGGCACAGCGCAGTATATATTATTCCCACAGCCAAAAGCGCGTAGTGACCATAAGATTGTTCTGTCTTATTTGCAGAAGCTCAATCTTTCAAGCACAAACTGGCTTTTAACAGATTACCCTGATGTATATTTATATGGCTCGCTAATACACGCTGCTATCTACCTAAAAGATGACGAAAGACTGGCATTGTTTTCACAGATGTATGGCGCAGCAGTGCAAAGAGTAAACGCAGCATCACAAGACGCTGAATATAAACACGACAGACTAAGAACACGCAAACTAGGCTTAGACACAAGCCGTTCTAGGCAACCAAATCATGTACGCTGGAGCTAAAGCATGGCAACTAATACGACTAATAACTATTTTTCTAAACCAGCAGTAGGTGGTGATACAGATTCATGGGGTACAACCCTAAATGCTAACTGGGATGCAGTGGATAGCATTGTAACTGGTGGTACGTCTATTACGCGCTTAGGTATCGGCACAACTAACACCACACTGCCTTTGATTTGTAACGCAGCGTCAGCTACTGCCATTGCAGCATCGTTTTCTGGTTTAGTAGGTATAGGCACTAGTAGTCCTGACAGAACTTTACATCTTTATGGAGGTGATTTAAAGATAGAATCTGGCGCACCTCGTATTTATTTAACAGACGTTAATCACAATTCAGACTATTCAATTCTCAATGACAATGGTTTATTCGGTATTTATGATGACACTAATACAGCTTATCGTTTACGTATTGACTCATCAGGAAAAGTAGGTATAGGTACTAGTAGTCCAGACAGACTTTTAGATATTACAGATGATACAAATGACGGCACAGGTGGTTTAGTAATCCACTCATATTTGCCAACTTTAGAGCTAGACGATATTTCAGGAAGCGGTACAAATTTTATACTGCAACACGATGCTACAAATACGCTGTTCAAGCATGGCACAACAGAACGTATGCGTATTGCCGCAAACGGCAACGTAGGTATAGGTACTACTAGTCCTGCTTATAATTTAGACATCGAGGCAAACACAGCACAAGCAAGAATACACAGCACAGCAGGTAATTCTGTTTTACGCCTTGATTCAGTAGATGATGGTGAGTCAAAAATATTTTTTGCAGACAATTCAGCATCAGCGATAGGTACTATTGAGTATCATCACGATTCTAACTATATGTCTTTCGATACAGTTGCTACTGAACGTATGCGCATAGACTCATCAGGCAGAGTAGGTATAGGTACTACTAGTCCTGACTCAATTCTTGAAGTAGTTGGTGCAGACCCAATTTTAACTATTAGAGATGCTTCTACTTCGGGCGCATCTTCACACGCAACTTTGAGGCTTGCGGAGACAGGTGTATCTGACAGTTTAAATTTACATTATGACATTTCACTTGACGAAGGTCACTTAACTTTTAATTACGACAACACTGGAAGCAACGCAACAGAACGTATGCGTATCACCTCATCAGGCAATGTAGGTATAGGTACTTCTAGTCCTGCACAAGCATTACACGTGGTAGGTAAGATAAGGCTAGAGAGTAATTTTCCAACTATTGAGTTTGCAGACACTGACAACAATCCAGACTTCACAGTAACTGGTGGTAATGGTCGTGTAGCTTTTTATGATGAAACAAATAGCGCATATAGGCTTGTAGTAAACTCATCAGGAAACGTAGGTATAGGTACTGATAGTCCACAGAAAAAGCTACACGTTAAAGATGGGGATATTCGCATTGAATCTACTTACCCTCGCTTGTACCTTACAGATACTGACCACAACTCAGACTATTCAATTATTAACAGCAACGGTTCTTTCCTTATTTATGATGATACTAATGCTAGTAATCGTATGGTTATTGCCAATACATCAGGAAACGTAGGTATAGGTACTGCTAGTCCTTCTTCAAAGCTACACGTTGCAGGTGGCGCTACCTTTGACGGTGGCACAAGCACTATTGTCGATGTTATGTGTGACAATAGTGGTAATGCTGAACTAAGATTGATGGGCAGTACTCAAGGTACAGGTCGGCTTTACGTAGGGCAGTCATTAACTTATGGTGGCGGTATTGAGTATAACGGTGATAGCGATCCTGTTACGTCAAATGGCGGCAGTGACAACATAGTTTTATACCGCAGAAATAATGGCGTTAGCGAGTGGACAGCAAGAAATTCTCACGGCGATAATAACTGGGAGTTTCGGGGTACAGTAACAGCCGCGGGAGCAGTAATAAACGGTGACCTAGTAATACCCTCAAAAATAATTCATGCTGGCGATACTGATACTTACACTCAATTTCATAACGCAAACCAATGGAGAGTTGTAACAGCTGGTGTTGAAACGCTCGAAGTTAACACTTCAGCAGTTACCACATCTACAAGGTTTGTGGGTGCAGGTGCTATAGCTTACACCGATTTTTCTTTTGTCTCAGACACTGATGGCGACCAGACTGTACTTTTTTCTTTACCATCTGGCCACGCAGTAATTAATGCGTTAATTACAACAACTACGTTTAACCATAATGAAATTGAAAAACTTACTAACAGCAGCTGTGTGGTAAACAGACTTGACAGCGTGTCAGGAACACCAACTGTCAATTTAAGAGTTTGGCATACTAAACTATAACAATTGCGCGGTGTAATCATGCACAAAATTACAGGAAACACAATGACTGAAGAATCTAAACAAGCAATTGATGTTGTTGCCGCATCAACAGGTATAATGTCCGTAGCTGCATGGCTTCCACCATTAGCAAGTATATTTACCATCATTTGGCTAGGCATAAGAATATATGAGTCAGATACGGTGCAGAAGCTAATAAAGTGAAAAAGTATTGTTTTGTTTTGTTGTTTGTAAGCGCATATGGAGCTGCACAGAATAATCAAGAAGGCAGCTTGAATACTAGCGCGGTCGATAGCACGGTTAGTAGCCATAACGTGAGCGAAGACCATAGCGTTAGTAACACTTATCAGGGCGCTGGCAGCTCATCAGATATACCAGTAGGTAGTGCTATTAGTCCTAGTTACATGAGTAGTGGCTCAGATACGTGCTTACAAGGCACAGCAGGCTCTCTACAGACTGTAGCAATAGGTTTTTCATCAGGCGGTTACATAATTGATGAAGATTGCTCACGTAGAAAAGATGCGAAGACATTAGCTGATTTGAACCTCAAGGTAGCAGCAGTGTCTAGATTGTGTCAAAGCCAATTAATTTATAGGGCTATGTTGTTAGCTGGCAGTCCATGTCCGCTAATTAAGAGTGGTCGGTTAGTAGCAGGCAAGAAAGGGTTGTTAGTTATAAAGCAGCATCCAGAACTTTACATACCTGATTATGAGGATGATAAAGACTGGTACAACGGAATTTTGGGGATAGGCAAACAGGTAGATGAAGATGTGGAAGAAGATTATATTTCTATTAGCGATAAGTACCGCAGCACAAAGCGACCAGCATCAACAGCTACTAAACAGTAGTGGCGATATTGTTGGCCAAATAGATCGCGCAATACAGTTAGTTGGCGCTGCAACTGAATACTCTCACCACGGTGTAGGCATAAGTGACGGCAGCCTATCACAAACCGCACATATCAGCACAGATATGCTAAACGCTTACAATGACGCATTATACGACTACGCTAACACGTATTTGCCTCACGGTGACATTACAGACGTTTTAAAGCAAAAGGCTGAAGATCATCTGTCTGTTATGAACGACAGCATAGATGTGTTCACAGATGTAGTAGTGTCTATGTCTACAGCAATACAAGTTAATGAGAAAGTTGCAGAAGCCACTACCCCTAACGACAAGGCAGAGGTGCAAGAGTTTGTGCAGGCCAATCAAGAAATGCTGGTAATCACTGAGCAGCAGACAGAAGAATTTAATCAAGCAACCGATGATATAGAGACAAATGCTAATGCGGCAGCAGTGTACCTAGCCGTAGCAGCAAGCGATGCTGCCACCTACCTACAAGATAGTATCGAAGACAATAACACTACAGCGGATGATGTTAATATATTTTATGACGCTAACGCGCAATGGGTGTCAATGGGATATAACACTACACGTAACCTGACCGTAGTTATGCTAGCAGGCAACAATGACTTTGGTTTAGACTTGTACGCATCAGAGGCAGAAATACTGGCGTTAGGTGCTGAATCAGAGTTTTATCACACATCACCAGTAACACAGGGCTATGATTGTTTCTTTAACATGGAGTGCGAATGAATTTAGCAGAGACCGAACTACAAATAGGTGGCGTTAAGCTAAAAGGGATCTACATTGTTGTGGTGTTTTCACTAGCTACGACCATTGGCGGGATTATCTGGAGTGCAAGCAGTTTGTATGGCAGATTAGAAGCTGTTGAGTCTGTAAGCATTCCTGACGTAGCACCAATAGAAGAAGATATAAAGCTAATTAGGCAGCAATTAGTAGACAACGATATAAGTCAGTTAAGCGCTAAATTAGCGACTTTAGGCACAACCTTAGAAGCTATGGCGGAAAGCCAAAAAAACCTATTAGAGCTGCAATCAGACGTTTCTGAGCTATCCAAGGAAATAGAAGGCATGAAAGGCGTAGTAACTAAGGCAGAATTAGTGTCTGAGTCTATGACAAAGCTAAAGGAAGAGTATGATGTTATTCAACGTGAGATTTCTGACCTCTGGATGGGGTTAGATGACCTTAGCAACCCCTTGAGGTAATAGATTATGTGGCAAAGTTTAATATCACCAATAGCTAATCTAGCTGGCGGTTACATGAAGAACAAGGCTGAACAAAAGCAAGCTCAGCACAAAGCTAAGATGACCATGATCGAAAATGATGCTGACTGGGAATCTAAGATGGCTGAGGCTTCTAAAGATTCGTGGAAGGACGAGTATCTAGTAATTTGCCTCACGGCGCCTATCGTTTTTATAGGGTACGCTGTAGGTGTTGATGACCCTACAATTATTGCTAGGGTAGAAGAAGGATTTTCTGCGTTAACGCGATTGCCTGAGTGGTATCAGTATTTATTATTTATTGCAGTCAGCAGTAGCTTTGGTATTAAAGGCGCGGATAAGTTAATGAGTCTAAGGAAGAAGTAATGCCCTTAATTAGTTTAGATATACCAGCAGGCGTAGTTAAGCACGGCACAGAGTCGCAATCAGCAGGGCGCTGGCGTGATGCTAACTTAATCCGTTGGGAGAATGGCAGCCTGAGAACTATTGGTGGCTGGCGACAAAAAGAAAACCGTACAGACACTAACAACACAGCTGGCGTTACATTAGGTACAGGTCAGACTGCAAGAGGCATGGTTAGCTGGAAGGATAACAGCGGTACGGCACATATTGCGTGCGGAACATACAATAAGCTATTTGCCATAAACGAGTCTGGAACTGTCACAGATATTACGCCATCTAGCTTCACAGCTGGTGATTTAGATGCAGACCAAAACATAAGTTATGGTGGTTTTGCGTTTGGTAAGGGCGCATTTGGCATTGAAAGACCAAGTGGCGGTATCATCCAAGAGGCTACAACATGGTCTTTAGATTCTTGGGGTGAGTACCTTGTAGGCGTGTCATCAGAAGATGGAAAGTTATATCAGTGGATATTAAACAACGCAAACCCTGCTACATTAGTTACACAAGCGCCTAACGGCGCTAAATCTATGGTTGTTACAGAAGAGCGTTTTGTCTTTATGTTATGTGCAGGAGCAACTGCTAACACCTCTAACCTTCGCAGGATAGCATGGTGCGACCAAGAGGATTTAACCCAGTGGACACCAGCAGCAACAAACCAAGCAGGCGACTTTGAATTAGCTACTACTGGCGAGATAATGCTAGGCATAGGCACTAGAGGGCGTACACTTATACTTACAACAGTAGATGCGTTTACAGCTACTTACCAAGCACCGCCAACAGTTTATGGGTTTGAGCAGGTAGGTAGAGACTGTGGTGCTATATCTCGACACTGCGCTGTGTCTATAGACGAAGGCGCATTCTGGATGGGATCGAATGGATTTTTCGTATACAACGGCTCAGCTGTACAAGACTTACCATGTGATGTGCATGACCATGTTTTTAAAAACTTAAACATAGGGCAGCGATCTAAAGCTGTGTGTGTCCACAACGGTCAGCACAACGAGGTATGGTGGTTTTATCCTAGTGATGCTAGCACAGAAAACGACAGCTACGTAATATATGATTACAAAGAAGGGCATTGGAACATAGGCAAGATGGATAGAACATCTGGCATTGATGCTGGTATTTTCGCCCACCCTGTTTATGCAGCGCCTTCTGGCAAAATATATGAGCATGAGTTTTCATTCAATACACCAGACTATGATGGCTACCCACACGCAGAGACTGGCAAAATACAAATTGGCAGTGGAGA